TGGAAGCGTGCCCGAAACTTCTGTGGTGAGTGAAACCGTGCTCGCGGTCGTCAGCGCATCTGTGCCACCAGTTGACTTAACGATACCAGCGGTGAAGGTTGCAGCGCCAGTACCGCCACGAGCAACACCAAGTGTGCCGCTTGTCAGCTTATCGGTGCTGTGATTTGGAAGATCAGATGCAACAAGCGAGCGGAACGATGGGGCAAGAGGTCCACCGGTTGATGGACCAGCAAAGACTAGATTATCGGCAACGGTGCTTGCACCGGTACCGCCATTTGCAATCGCCAGCGTCCCAGTAACCGTGTCGGTGTTGAGCTCAACGGAGCCAGCAGCCATCTTTCCAGACGTGACGCCATTGTCCTTGATTTCCAACTGGTTACTGCCGTTAACACCAACGGAAGAGTTGTCAAACTTAACATCAAACTCAGACCCAGTGAGCGACAGCGCATCGCCAGCAGTGAATGTTCCACCGCCGGAGAACTGCGTGAAAGTAAGTGCGGTCGTGCCGATAGTGATTGTTCCTGTAGTGGTGAGGACCCAACCAGTTCCGCCATTGGCAGTACCGTACTCAACGAAAGTGAATGCGCCAGTATCAACTGCTGGCGTTCCGTCAAAGTCATCAGCTCGTGACCAGGTGCTTTCTGCGGCAACGTAGATACCGTTTGCAGATGCAGTGCTCTGGTTCTTTACGAGGACGCGCTGGCCGACCTCAACAGTGTGCCCGTCAATCGTGAGCAAGCCGCTAAGCGATGCAAGGTTTGCAGTCGTCGCAACATGCACAGATTCCTTGACATCAAGACCCTGCGCTACTGAGTCAACATATCCCTTGGTCGCTGCATCGGTGGAGTTTGTAGTTGTTCCACTGAGTGTGACCATGCGCGCATCAATGTCTCGAGCAGCAAAGTCGCCATCTGCATCTCGCTTGACAAGCGTGCTGGCGGTGTTGTTGTCAGTTGCGTTGTTGACAAGCGTGTAGTGCGCAGCGGACATTGAGCCCGGATTGCTTGCATCTGCAGCAGAAATGCTAATCGTGGCAACGCCAGCAGAGACGCTAACGCTGATTGGCGCAGTTCCCTGAAGACCGTCAATTGACCCAACAGACTCCCATGCGGAGCCGTTGTAAACCATGATCCCAATCGGACCATCGTTGATGTCTGAGTTGTAGTAAATCTGACCCGTGACAGGCGAAGACGGGGCGGTCGCAAGGACCTGGATGGCGGCATTGCGCAGCTCATTCTTCTGTAGGTCTAGGAAGCTGCTAAGCGTTAGACTCGTCAGGACCTTCACGGGCGTCTCCTCAGTTTAGGTGGGCGTACCCGCCAAAGGCGGATACAAATGTGATCGTAATCTGATTATCCGAGTTATACAAGACCTCGCCGATCTGTACATTTCCGCCGCTATCTACAACCGTAACCGAGGGCTTACAGCCAAGATTGTGGTTAATGACCCATGTGCTGGCTGGGGCGTTCTGACTGTGGGTAAAGGTCCCGTGCGGCGAAGAGACGGTTCCTGTCGTGACCAACAGGTTTGCCGCGGCCTCGGTAACGGTTACGTTCCGATTAACCTGCGTGACTGTTACCTGGCTCAACGGGTAACCTCCTGCTCAATCGTGAACTTTCCGCTCAGCAACTTAGTAACAACACCGCCTGGGCTTTGAATTTCTAGGTCGTAAACGTAGGCACCAGCCCTAACCGCCGAAAGAGCGGAAGCTAGGATGGAGATGGCTATCGTTCCTGCCGCGCCGCCAGTCGTCAGCCCGCTTGAGCTTGCAAGCGTGAGTGATGGAACTGCCGCCCCAGCATAGGTTCTGACCTGCATGCTGGCGGTATACCCAGTCAGGTTTACCGGATCTCCGTTGTCGTCCTCATAGGTGACAACCGATCCATATGTTGAGCCCTGCTCGGTTGCAATGTCATAGGTGGAAAGTGCCATGCCTAGATTATAGCCTGAGTAAACCGCCTACTCTATGGGCTTATTTTCTACGGGAACCCTCGAGGGGGAGGGGGCTTATTGGGCGCAGTGGACACGATATATCCCAGCATCTGGCAGTGATATCATCCACTCTCTTCCCTACGCAGGAATAGCAAAACTTTGCCACTAGCTTACGGTGCTGATATAGGGCGCCTAAATCCTCAGTTGAGAGCACGCTGTTGATGGCGTGTATTCGTGCCCAGGCAATGTCGTCTTCTGTTGGTATAACACCGCCATAAAAACGCTCCTTTGCCCAGTATGGCTTCCTGCTTCTTGCCTTACCAGCAGCAACAAACACCGCATTTAAACTGACCCCAGCCTGGCTAGCCCAAGCCATGCAGGCTTCTTGAAAACGCTTGGTTTCTGGTCGCTCATGTTTTCTTGGCCATTTAGATCTTGGCATGAGCGGATTGTAGGCGATGCGCAAATTTCTTGCAACTTGCCGTCAAGGGCAGATTATGTGGTATAGTCAGCGCATGGCACAAATTGGAAGGCGCACCAAAGATGCGCAGGCACAACTTGAAAAAGACATTAACACCCTGCATTTTAGCGGGGCAAGCGCCAGTGAGATCGCACTCAGGCTTGACCTAAAACCAGACACAGTCAAGAAATATATTGCAAAAATGCGCAAGCAGGCTCTTGAGGATGCGATTGGGCCCGTTGAGAGCAAGATTGAACTCATTGAGCGTGCAAATAGGGTTGCGAAAGCAGCTGCTGGCGGTCATGCCTCCGCAAGAGAGAACTCTTACAGTGGTCAGGTGGCATTTCTCAAGCTTCAACTTGAGGTCATAGATCGCCTTGCCAAACTAACCGGGGCATACGAAGCTTCTAAAGTTGAGCTCACCGGGCCCAATGGCGGTGCACTTCAGATGCAGTTGGTTGATCACGCCATTGATGCGCTCAGCGCCGACGATCTTGCAAAACGCCTTAGGAATTGGGCTGACGCGCTAGAGGAGGGAACCGATGGACAGCAAGCAGTACCGACTGTGGCTGAGGGAACAAGCGAAAACGTCTGACGCCGCCTTTGCGGAATACGTCAGCAATCTTGTATTTCCAAAGCATCTCAGGGAGATGGAGCGCTTCTTAGACAAGAATGATCGCGCACTTGTGCTCATGCCACGCGGCCATGCCAAAACCACTCAACTTATCCATCGAGTTGCCCGACTCATTGGTGTCAGCCAAGGAAAAATCCGCGTTGGGATTCTTACCTCTGTTCTGTCTGACGCCCTTGCCCGCTCGCGTGCAATCAAGGCGATTATTGAATCTCCGCACTTTGCCGAGATTTTTGAGTGGGCAAGAGACGGGGTTGTTGGTCCTAAATGGACAGATGAAGTCTGGACCATTAAGGGTGCCAACATGGGAAAAGATGCAACCTGCTTTGCTGATGGACTTGGGTCAATCAAGCCAGGAGCCCGTCTGGATATCTTGATTGGCGACGACATGGTTGGCATGAAGGAAAACGCCACTGCCGTGCAGCGCCAGAAAGCGCAAGACACCTACTGGCAGGTTGTTGACCCAATGCTTGTGCCGGGAGCCAAACGCTGGTATATCGGAACCCGTTGGCACGAAGACGATTTTTATAACGACCTTAAGGAGAAGGGCACACCCGTCATGCTCAGGCGGGCGGTTGAGGGCGATCAGATTCTCTGGCCAGAGATGTATACCGTTGCAGATATGGACAAGAAGCGAGAAGAGCTCGGAAGTCCTATTTTCATGCTGCAGTTCCAGAACGACGTCACCTCAATGGGCGGGAACATCTTTAGGTACGACAGGTTCAAGCAAACCGACAGCGTCCCGTCTGGGGCTCGGAGGGTTGGAATTGACCTTGCATCCTCTGCATCTGAGCGAAGTGACTACACGTCATGTGTGGAGGTTGTGGAAGATTCCGATCACAACCTTTATGTTATTGGCGCGTGGAAAGCGCGGCTAGTAGAGGGTCACCGAGACTGGATCACTGGAGTTACTCGGGACGGAGATCTTGTTGCAGATGACGGACCGAAGCTCCTTTGGCCGCAGTACCTAATCCCACACTCGCCAGAGATGACGGAGAGCGCACGACCGCTAGAGTCAGTGAACATTGAAGCGGTCCAGCACCAAAGCACGTTCGTTCGCGAAATTCTTGGCACAACCAACCTTCCCGCCAGACCAGTCCGGCCAGACAAGGACAAGGTTACTCGTGCTAGGGCTCTTGCTGCGCGATACGAGGCTGGAAAGGTTTTCCATCTCAAGGGAGCACCTGGGATCAAGGACCTAGAGGCGGAGATGGCGGCGTTTCCAAACGGGGAGCACGACGACCTTGTTGACGCGTTGGTCTACGCTGCGGACCTAAGCGGAAGCACCTTCTACTTTACGGCAGCGAAGAGCGGTAGTAGGTTTTAGTCGCCTAAAAATAAAGAGTAGGCAGACTTGCCGTTTAGCCGAGCATCAATAAGGTATGGTCTCGCCGCTTGCTGCATCATTAAATCAGCAGCCTCTTTTGTGGTCATATTGTTTTTACTGGCAATAAGTGCTATCGCGCCGCTCACAAGAGCAGTTGACATGCTTGTTCCGCTCCACTGCACCCTTGCACCGCTCTTGTCTATCCCGTCTATCGCACTTCCTGGAGCCCAAATATCAACACAGCTTCCATAATTTGAAAAAATTGCCCTAAGGTTGTTCCTGTCGTATCCCGCTACGGTTATTGCGCCCGGAACCCTTGCTGGGGATCGGTTGCATGCATCTGATGATTCGTTTCCGGCGGCAACAACGACTGGCATTATGTCAGATAGCCCAGCAACTGCTGTGTCAACGTTTTCTTTTAATGGTCCACCAAGGCTCATATTGACAACCGAAGAATCGGGGTTTGCGTTTTCCGATACCCAATTAACGGCGGCGATGACATCTTGGGCTGTGCCTGCACCCTCACAGTCAAGCGCTTTTACACTTACGACATCGGATGATGGGGCAACGCCATACTCGTCCCCAGCGGCCATGCTTGCAACCACCGTTCCGTGACCGTTGCAGTCATCAATGCCTACACCAGTGTCAATTACATAAATAGTTATACCCTCTCCAGCCCCTTGGGTTGGTAGCACAGATCCATCAAGCCTCCAGTGAACCTGATTAATTCTGTCTAGCGCCCAGTTTTCCTTATATCCTTGCTTCCATGTTTTTACCGCCCTAAATGATTTTTTTTTAGCCGCGTTTACTTCTTGCGCAAATCCTAAAGATCCGCCAAATATGAATATGGCGGCTAGTGCTAGCCGAATTACTTTTGATCCCATTTCTTAATAACCTTCACCTTTCTGCACTTATGGCACGTTGCTTTTTTATATTTCGGATCAATCGTAGCCGGATAGCCATCCATTACCTTGTCGTCAATCTTGGTTTCGCACTGCGTGCAGTGCCAGCCGTCCAGCGGTCTCCCGCGGTTGTCAACGACTAGATTCTTGGCGTCCGCCATCTGATTGCTCCTTTTCATACTCTTCCACGATCTCAAGAGCTCTCTTGAGACCTGCAATATATGCCAGCCTAGAGAAAAGTTCAACCTTCCCTCGTTGGCTAATGCCAATCCCCCTTAAAACTGGAGTTGTGTCCCCCGAGACAGCATGCTCAACCAACTTCCGGAGTCGGTCGGATGCGCTCACTTGATGCCCCTGCGGTTAATCCAGCCAACGGATGATGTCAATAGTTCATTCAAGTCAAGCGATGAGATCACCACATCGTGCCGCATGCCATCAATGATCATTTCCATGTCGCTCTCGTAGTATGGGTCGCCAGCCCGTGGCTCCGATAGCGTGATCTTGCAGCCGTGCACACCGACAATCGCAGATGCGACCTCCATCATTTCCACGGCAATGGCTTTAAGCTCGTCTCCGCCGATGAGCGGGATTGAATTGGTGTTGCTCATGGCAAAAGATTTTGCCAGCCATGCCCCAGTTATTCGGTTGGCTGCGGGAGTCGGTTTGCGATATCGGTCAGAAAACCAATCCAGAACGTCGCTGTTCCTACGGCGTCGTCTGCCGTTGGGGCCAATCCGCTTTTTACGACCGTGTTTGTGACTTGATCCCATATCGCCCATCGGTAACCTATCCCTTCTTCTGCTCGCTCGAGTTTCCAGACTTCATACCGCGCTGTGCTTCCCATCGGTTATACCCAATCGCCTCCATTGCTAATAGGATTCCATCCCGGAGACCACGATGATATTCATCGTCGCCCTCTCGTGCTTGTGCCCAAGCTGTTGCTGAATGCAACGCGCGCATTCCCTCTCGGATCGCGTCAATGCGAGCCTCTTTCCTTGCGGCTTTCAAAGCCTCAATGAACTGAGGATTCACTTCTTTGGACGCTCTGGCAGGTCGCGCTCCATTGGCGCCCCCCACAGACCACGCTGCAGCGCAACGGCAATGAGCGCGTAGTTCGCGATATCCAGCAACGTGTCTGCAAGAGACTCGTATGTGCTTTCATCCAGCGGGTCAAGAATGACCTGCCCGTCAACGATCTTGCCCTGCATAAACTTGCGCGCCCGGGCAATCTTGTCGTTGCCAATTCGGCTAATTACTCCGTGCAGTCCAAGCTGCTCAATATTGGAGTCGCCGTAGCGTGACTGCTTCTCGCACAGAAGTTCAAACGCTTCGTTGTAAATCTTTGCGAACGTCTTTTCAAACGTCTGCTCGTCGTCCTTGTAAATCAGATGCTCCGTAGGCTTCATAAAGCCCCCCTTTCTATGGGCATCCTAGAGCGTTTCGGTCAGCGTGTCAAAAGCGCCCTCTTGATCCCCTCTTCTAGGGTGATTCTTGGCTGGTACACCTGGAAACTCATTACTGGGTCGGATACCCTCCAGAAAACCCCAACTGGCTTTTCTGGGTATGTAACAATTTCTGGCTTATACCCAACTTCGCTACATACAAGATCTGCAAGAGCAAGGAACGATGTCGGTCGCCCGGTTCCGATGTTCAGCGGGTCACGATAGTCCTGATCAATTGCTGCGTTAACGGTTGCGACAATGTCATCAATATGCACAAAGTCCCGCGTCTGGTGCCCATCTCCCCATACCTCAAACGGGTCTGCGCGTCGCTTTGCCCGCTCAATGAATGAAGGGAATGGGTAGTCCAGTGCTTGGTCCTCACCGTATCCAGAGAATGGTCGGAAGACATGTGTCCTTACCCCCTCTGCAGCGGCAAACTGTGCAAGGTATTCCCCTGTCAACTTGGACCACCCGTACGTAAAGTCTGGGCTGCGAATGTCATTGAGGTTGATCATGTGCTCTGAGAGTGACACGTGGTTCTCCCGCGTTTGCAGCTCAATCGGATATGCGGCGGAAGATGAAAAGTACACGACCCTTGGCTGCTTTGTCCTTATTGCCCATTGCCACATCTCTGCGTCAATCGAGAGGTCAACGGCGACCGAGAGTGGGTCTCCTTCAATCTTTGCCCGCCCGCCAACGACGGCGGCAAGGTGAATCACAAGGTCCCATTGAATGTCGTCCTTGCGGAAGAAGTCCCTTGCCTCTCGAGGGGTATCTGCGGTGATATCTACGCCAAACACCTCGTGGCCCTTTTCACGGTAGAAGTTAGTGAAGTGGCGACCAACAAATCCCCTGTGTCCAGTAATGAGTATCTTCATGCTCGCAAGACCAGCATTGCGTCGGCTTCCATTTGTGTCTTCTGGTAATCCTCGTATGCAAGACGGTCTTTTTCGTATACATGAGCCGCATTGACTTCCTGATACTGCAGATCATTTACTGCCTTACCAGCTAGGTAGTGCATATGCTCTATGACGACATCCGGTCTGTATTGAAGGTTTCCGATCTTCACACCAAAATCCCTCCAGAAGTTGTCCATATACATGTGGACGAGGACGGGTGGAACCATGTACCCAATTCGTCGGACAATCTCTGCTGACATCGTGACCGCGGTTGGAAGGTTTGCGCCCTGAAGGAGATCGTCACCGTATGAGACGCCTGGGCGTTCGCCAATAGCCTCGCAAAGCATTCGGTCCCAGCCCTTAGTGCGCGGACGATGGTCATCACCCATGAACGACAGGAATTCGTACTTGTCAGCATTCTGCGTCGCAAGCAGGTTCAGCGTTCCGCCCATTCGCAGTCGCGGGTTAATAGACGACCTCTCAAGAACCCGAGCGGAGTATTCGCTCTTGTCGTCATCATCTAAGCCAAAGAGAATATCGGCGTCTTCCGCCGTTTCCTCAAATGCAGTAAGAAGCTCGTCGCAAGACTGCGGTCGCTTTCGGCTCGGAACAATAAGTAGCAATCGGCTCACGATATCCCCACTTTCTTGGCAATTAGCCAACTCACCTCATCATCGGAAAGGCGAATAAAAACTTCCCCTCCATCGGCAATCGTTACGGAATACGGCTCTTCATCATCTGGGCGACGCTGATCAAGGTTAATAGACAATGGAAACGATTGGGCATACAAAAAGTACACTGCCCACACCCGGTCTGTTGGAGCCCCCGCGCGATCCGTCATAACAAAAGCATACACCATTTGGAATGGTCTATGATGCACGAGACCGCTGGGTTTTATCCTTTCTCCCAGCGGTCACTATTCCTTCAGAAGGTCGGCAATCCCCGTGACTGGATCTGGGTTGATTGGCTGCGTGAACTTCTCTTCAGCCTCCGCATCATGGCTCTCATGATCTTCATTGTCATTGCGGATCAACAGGTCTTCTCGTGCGTCCCAGATCGCCTTGGCAAGGCACTCATGGCGACGGTAGACGATGGTCTGATAGGTGTCAGAGCGGGGGACCACGCCGTATTCATTCGGCTCTGGCCACTGGTGCTCTGGTAGGTCCTTCACGATGGCAATGCCCCACATCCCCTCTGGGCTGCGCTCAATCAGCCAAATGCGCTGATACGCCCGAAGATCACGATCCAGCAGTTCCAGCTGCTCGTCAATGGAATAGTTACCAAAATGAACCACAGGACTAATCATCTTCTGCCTCCTAATAATAATCTGAGCACGAAGCGAAATACCCGCACTCGCAGACCAGTTTACAGCGTCGCTCGTCCATTCTGGCACCACAGTTGGCACACGTCAAGATGATCTCCTCAGGGTCTGGCTGAGGGATCTCTGGGCTTGACACTTGCCTTTCTTGTTCCATACTACTCCTTATGGGACGAAGAAAAGCATTCCGGGTACCAGAAGAACATCGAGGGGAGCCACCGGCTTCTCGCGATGACGTTCGCCTGCGCTGGATCAGTGACGGGTGGCTGTGGGGTCCCGCATGCCCGCAGGATGTCCTTCACGGGGGAATGATTGATCTCCAAGGAACCTCCAAGTGGTACTGCAGGCACCAAGCGCATATGGGGCGTGGGGTTTATACCGAAGATCAGTTAGTTGATATTGAGTGGCAGCGGATCATTTCCGCCGCACAATCCCAAGAAATATTGCCGCCCCAGTCATAACGGCAGCAGCTATTACGGCTATGCCAACGATAGTAGAAATCACCACCGTCGCTAAGGTGTTAACCACAAGCCAAGCCCACGACTTAACCCTGCGCATCAAACCTCTTCATCGTCTCCCGTATTCCCTCAATTGCAGCCATCAGCGACCACGCGATTTGGCTGTCGTGTCCTGACTGCTCCCTGACCGTGCGGACGGTTTGCATCAAGCCAGCAACGATATTCTCGGCGTCTTCACGCGTCGCGGCGCGACCGGTTGCGCGACCGAGCTCAAGCATCTCTTCACGGCTTGGCGCTGACATTAGATTCCAAAAGCCCCCGCAATGAGATAGATACCGATCACAAGAACAACGCCCAGTACAAAGTTTACATAGTTTCCAGCAGCGGTCCTGTTAACCGCTGGGGTGACGTCATACTCAAAGTATGTCTTCGTCACGACCCTCTTCGTTGAAAGCCTTCTTGGTCGCTTGTTCATTTGTCGCCTCCAGTGGACTACGAAGGAATCTCGCCGCCACCGTGTCCACATAGGGCGAGACCTGCACGACATCCGTGCCGAGCTCAAAGTGGTGAGAGACTTTCTCCCAAAACTTCTCATTTTCTGACCAGTTTCGTAGCCAGAACCAGCCTTCTGGCGCTGGCTTGTCAACGATCCGCACTGATAGGCGGGCAAACGATGCCCCCAAGTTGTCTGTCACGATCATCATGTCTCGGTCTTGCGTGAACTTATAGTGCTCACCATCAACCTCAACCCATCGTTCAACGAGGTGCCATTTCCCAGTCATTTCTTTCAGGTACTCCAAATGGTTGCTCACCAGATTGCTATCTTAACTGATCCTAGGGGATAATTGGCGTTCCGGGGTTGATGGTCCCGTCACTTGGAACAATGACTGCCCCGCAGAACGGACCAAGCCCACAGTCTGGTGATCGCATCATTTCTAGCAGCTGCCTTGAGGCAACTGGGTCAAACATATAGTTCCCGAGAAGCACGCCTTCACTGATTACCGAATACGCCCCAGAACCCTTTATTTCTCCGTTCTGGTCGGCGATTGGAATTTGATTCTCTGGGGAATATCCAACCGGGACTTCAATGCGTACTGGGGGAATGTCTGCTGGCGCGTCTCCAATTTTCCATTGAGGTACTTGCGGTTGTGGTGCTGGGGTTTCTAGGGGCTTTTCTGACGCACTGATCTCTGGAGTCGGCTCTGGGGTGGGTTCTGTAGTTTGCTCTGGCGTTGGCTCGGGTGTCGGTTCGCCCGTTGGTTCTGGCGTAACTTCTGGAGTCGGTTCTGGCGTTGGCTCAGAGGTTACTGGCGCATCACCCTCTACGCCATATGTCCGGCTTGCAGCTACGGCAAGGAACGGGACAAGGATGATCGCCGAAAGCAAAAGAAAGACAATCGCCCGTGCGCGGCTACGGGTGTTCACGACCGAATAATCCCAACTGCAAAGGTAAGGATCGTAATGAGCATAAAGCTAAGCCCAATTACTCCGAACCAGTACCACGTATCAAACTTGATCATTTGAGTAGCCACTGCGCAAGCATGTATCCAAGGGTGATCCCAGCCACCCCAAGAAGCCCCTGAATATTCGGCGGGGCGGGAACATACGCCCCAAGCCCTGCGAAGATAAATCCTACGGCTCCCCCGATAAGAAGCGGAATGATGTAGTCCATGGTCCCTCCTACAAGATAATGATTGGGATTGATGCCAGAATCGCAACCCCTGTTGCCCAGAGGG